GGGTTGCCGCTGCGATGGCGCAAGCCGCGCCGGATCTTCGTCAACAGCATGTCCGACTTGTTCCATGAGTCTGTGCCCGACGACTACATCGCGCGGGTCTGGCAGGCGATGGGTTGCGCTCCGCAGCACACCTATCAGATCCTGACGAAGCGTCACGCACGCATGAGGTCGTGGGTGACACGTTGGTACGCAGGTGAGATCGCGGAGCCGTACGAAGTCCGTGCGGTTCCCGGCTATCCGGGATACCGGATCAGCACACTGGGTGAGGTGTTCGGCAAGCGTGCGGACACAGTGGGAGGACTGAGTTACGACGTTGGTGAGCAGGGCCATCGGCGGGTCACGATGCACCGCGAGGGTTCGCCGCGTAGCGGTGACCGTGAGCTTGTCCACCGGTTGGTTCTGACGACGTTCGTCAGGTCGGCGGTCGCGGGCGAGCAGGCGTGCCATCGCAACGGCGACCCGTCGGATAACCGGCTGTCGAATCTTTACTGGGGCAGCCAGTCTGAGAACTGGCGTGACCGAATCGGCCACGGTAACGGCCGGTCCTGGTCGAAGTTGTCCGAGGCTGATGTGGCGATTATCCGCAAGCGCGCGGAAGTAGGCGAGTCGGCCTACCGGATTGCGCAGGACTTCCCGGTCAGCGACACCCAGATCAGGAATGTGCTCCGCGGAGATCAGTGGACGACGCCGACCGACGTACAGCGTCCGCATCCGCCAGCTCGTGCAGTGCTCGATTGCGTGTGGCTGGGTGTCAGCACCGAGAATCAGCAGTGGGCCGACATCCGCATTCCCGCGCTGCTCGACACCCCGGCCGCCGTCCGATTCGTTTCGGCAGAGCCACTTCTCGGTCCAATTGACCTGATTGGACAGCTCTGCGAGACGTGCGATGCCAATATGGAAGCGCCGCAGTGCAACGCGTGCTACCGGCGCTGGCGGGTACGACCCGGCCGAGACAACCGCATCGATTGGGTGATCGTTGGCGGAGAGTCCGGGCCGGGTGCAAGGCCGATGCACCCCGACTGGGTTCGCTCGCTGCGGGATCAATGCCAGGCCGGCGGAGTCCCGTTCCTGTTCAAGCAGTGGGGCGAGTACATCCCCGAGGTGGTGCCCGCACCACTGTCAGGTCTAGGCATCCAAAGCTGGCGGCGCGTCGGAAAGAAGGCTGCGGGGCGCGAGCTTGATGGCCGCGAATGGAATCAGTACCCGCAGCAGGTCTGCTCATGACCGCCAGGCCGAACTGGTCGGTGACTACGTGCTCATCGCCGCGGGAAACGGGTTCGACGATGATGGGGACCGGAAGTCGAGCATCTACGTCGTCACCCGATCTGGGGACCAGCCCGCCTACATCAGCCTGGGCCTGCTCGAAGCGGGCAGGGGAATCATCAACGGCAGCTGGGGGAAAGTCGGGGACAGTGATGACTGACCCAAATCCGTTGTGCCGCTGCGGACATGACCAAGCATCACATCGCTGCAGCACCGGCCCGACTCCCTGCAGGGCCTGCACAAACTGCGACACCGAGCCACTGCCGCACAAGTACCAGCCGTGCGGATGTCTCGAACTTTGGGAGGAGCGCAATGGGTAACTGCCAGGTCTGCACCGCCAAGACGCAGACGTTCTTGTGCCGCAACCACGCTGACGAACTCGCCGACATGCTCGACGGGCTCGTGCACGGCGTGGAGCACCCCAACGGCAGCCGCTCGCCCGGCTGGCTGGAACTGCTCGCCGACGCCACCACCGGACGCACCCGCATGGGCAGCGGGCGCAGCAACCCGCCATCCGCGCTACATGGCGACGACGAAGTGCTACCCCCATGCGGCACATGCAGTCACTCCGAACACGAGCGCAGCGAAAGCTGTGGCGTGGTGATTCCCGCCGTGACCACGACCATCGCCCTGGCCGGGTCGGATGAGGCTGCTGAAATCATCATCAGCCCCGAACGGCCCTGCGACTGTGGCGAATACATCCCGGCACTGACACAGACCCAGATCCGCAACCGGTTCCTGGCCGCCGGGAGAGTCAATGCCAGAGCGGCACGGGTCGCCGATTCGGTGAATACGAAACTCATTGCCCTCGTGCGACATCTCGAGGAAACCCACAAGGTGCGGTTCGTCCCGCTGCAGACCGTCGGGCGCCGCTTCATCGGACCACTGCTGCCCGGATGGCGCCGGCTACCCAAGGGCTACGTCGCGACCGGCGCCGACATGGCCGGATGGCTGCACGCCCACGTCAGCGCGCTGGCCCTCGACGAGGCCGCCAAGGAACATTACTTCGACATCAAAGGCATCGTGGATGACATCGAGCGGGTGATCAACCGGCCGGTCCCGTGGCGATGGTGCGGACCCTGCCCGACCTGGGATGAGAAAACCAACACCTACTGCGGGCATGAGCTGAACTGCCGCGACGATGCCCGCGAGGTCTACTGCCGCCACTGCCACCGCACCCACAACCCCGACCGGCTGCAACTGGCCATGGTCAAGGAACTGCTTGCGCAACAGCTCACCATCGCCGACATCCTCAAAGCCAACCGGATGCTCCCCGAGGACTTCCGGGTCTCAGAACGCACACTGAGACACTGGCGACAGCACAACCTGCTGCTGCCCTGCAATTGGCGCGACGACGAACCGTTATACCTGTGGGCCGACATCGAACGGCTCAAAGCCAAGAAACACGACGATTCGGCGTGTCGAATGACAACGGTGTGATTCCGCGCTATCGTGATTGCCGCGCCGGGTTTCACTGACGAATCGTGCCCGGATTCTGCGAAAGCTCCCACGGCAGGGCCGCAAGGGTGCCTGGCTCGTCATCACCAACGGCAACAACCCCATCACCGAGCAACGACTCAAGGAGCTACTGATGTCCGCTACCCAAGACATCATCGACCGCGTCACCGCCCAACTCGGCAAAGCACAAACCGAAATCACCGGCGCCATCGACGACCTCAAAGCCCAGATCGCCGCCGGCGTCACCCCCGACCTCAGCGCGCTCGAAGCAGCAGCACAAGCACTCGATGACGTCGTGCCAGACGAGCTGGCCGACGAAGGCTGACCACGCCCCAGCGCAAACACTGACCTGGTCGGGGGGGAAGTGCCCCCAAAGCCCCAAACCGCCCCGCCTCTCAGGGCATAGGCCTGTGTGTGTGTGTGGGTAGGGTGTGCGGCACCTGACACGGGCGGGAGCCGATTCGCTTCGCTTTAAAGAGGGAGGCACCGCGGGGTGGCATTCGCTTCGACCACGATTCGCACTCGGCGCCGTGCCGAGGTTCGTCGCCGTGATGGGGATGCCCCGTGTGGTCTTCAGATCACGGCGGATTGTCAGGCGCTCGGCGGGCTTATCGACTATGACGCTAAGCCTCCGCACCCGCGTTCTTTCGAGGTGGACCACATCATTTCGACCGATGAGGCTATCCGCTTGGGATGGTCGGATATCGAGGCTGACGCCCTGGACAACTGCCAAGCATCCTGCCGTCAGTGCAACCGGGAGAAATCTTCTGGCACACGGCTGGTGGCCGCTGTCCGTCCGACATATCTGAATCATCGCTTCACCTGAATGCTTAATTACGCCGACGCTGGGCGGTCAACCGGCGGGTTTGGAAAGGTCCTGATGGTCCGTTATCGCACTTTGAATGAGGCGATGGTCGCCGAGGATGGAGAACTTGCAGAGGCCGAGATCCGCTATCAACTCCTCGCCGAGGCGTTCGAGGAGCATCCCAAGCTGCGGTCGCAGTTGAATCCTCAGATTGAGCGGACGAAGGCTGAGATCATACGGTTACGGGCGCTGACGGTGAAGCCGACCGACATGAAGGCAGCAGACACCGGCAAGGTGGTCGCATTCGATGCCGATCGCTTCCGTAAGTCGGGTTAACCCGACGCCACTCGTCGATATCGCACGTCATTGCACCATTCCCGGCGATATCGCGTTCACCCGCTACGGCGAATTAATCGCGCCTGAACTGCCCGGAATGGGTGTTGTCCTCGACCAGTGGCAAGAGGACATCTGGTATGCGGCCCTCGGCCTGCGTGAAGATGGTTCGCTTGCCTGCGATGTGATGGGCGTGACGCTCAGCATCGGCCGCCAGGTGGGCAAAACGTGGGGCGTCATGGTTGGCCTCATCGCCATCTGCCTATCTCGTCCGGGCACGCTGGTGGTTTGGTCTTCGCATCACGATCGCACTTCGTCGCAGACGTTGGAAAAGATCGCCGGCATCGTGGAAAAGCCGGCGATCCGCCCGAAGATGCGCGGTCAGCATCCGGTGGTTTTCACTGACGACAACCGAGGTGTCCATTTCGCCAACGGGTCGAAGATTTTGTTCGGTGCCCGCTCGGCCGGGTTCGGTCGCGGGTTCTCCGAAGTTGACATCGAGGTTTATGACGAGTGTCAGAATCTTCGGGAGGCGGCGCTGACGGACATGCTGGCGGCGATGAACGTGTCTGATATCGGGCTGGCGTTCTTCATGGGCACCCCGCCACGTCCGCAAGAGGTCGCCCTCGGCGTCAACGAGGCGTTCAAACGACGCCGGGACCGCACGCTCAGCCCGAAGAAGCGGCGCCCATTCAAGGGTGTCTATGTGGAGTTCTCTCCACAGAGCCCGGATGCTGTCAAGTCTGATATCGACGCACCGGGCTTCTGGGACATGCTGGCGGAAGTGAATCCCGCCTACGGATACCGGGTTGGGAAATCCGCGATAGAGCGGCTGGTCGAGAACATGTCGCCGGAAGATGTGCGGCGCGAGGTCTTCGGGATCTGGGACAAGACCATCGAGACGGCTGCAGTCGTGCCGCGCGACGACTGGACCCGTCTTGTCGCCGATCTGGACGCACCCGAGGCTGTGGCAGCGTTCGGGATCAACGCGACCCGCTCGGGATGGTTCTGGGTCACCGCATGCTGGTGTGAAGGCGAGTCCGCGCATGTCGAGATCGCCCTGGGGACACAATCGGAAGTGGAGGCAATGACTTTCTTTGCTCGCCACGCCACGAAACGCACACCCATCAAGTACGACTCGAACGGCGCGGCAAAGGCGTTGGGCGAGAAGCTGAAGCAACGCAGTTTCCGGGCGTCCGCGTACACGCAGGCGGAGGCCGGCGCCGGAAACGTGCTCTGGCTCAGCATGGCCGAACAGGGTCGCCTGTCGCATGGGGGTCAGCAGGAACTGGAGATAGCCGTGCGGGGATCGCGTCGGCAGGATCGCACGTCGGGAGGTTGGATGTTGATGCCACGCTCCGACTCTTTCGATATCGGCCCGGCTATCGCGATGTCGGCGGCGGTGTATGCGGCGATGACGACGCGGCGGCCTTCTGCCAATGGACGGGCGGTCGTGGGGCGCCCGCGGCGGCAGCCGTCCGAGCGTAAGGCAACGGCATCTTGAGCTTGTACAGCGTGAGTTACGCCGATTCACCTAAGGTTCGGATTCCCGGCGTAACACCATCCGAGAACGCCCTGATTAACGAACTGCTGTGCGAGATCGAGCACCGCCGGGTGAAGAACCTGCTGCGGACCTCGTACTACGAGAACAAGCGGACGATCCGGTACGTCGGCACGCTGATCCCGCCGCAATACTTCAATCTGGGTCTGGTTCTCGGCTGGACAGGTAAGGCCGTGGACGCGCTTGCCCGGCGGTGCAACCTCAACGGGTTCGTCTGGCCGAACGGTGACCTGGACAGCATCGGCGGCACCGATGTTGTGGACGACAATCACCTGACATCCGAGGTGGATGGTGCGATCGTCGCGGCGATGCAGCACGGCCCGGCGTTCCTGGTCAACACCATCGGCGAACCCGGCGAGCCGGACGCCCTGATTCACGTCAAGGATGCCACCGAAGCGACGGGACGGTGGAATCGGCGGCGCCGCCATCTGGACAACCTGCTATCGGTGATCGACAAGGATCAGGACGGCCACGTCCTGACGTTGGCGCTGTATCTGAACAACGAGACCGTCACGGCCTACCGCGACAAGGTCTCGGCGAGCTGGGAAGTCGATCGTGTCGAGCACTCCTATGGGGTGCCCGCTGAGGTACTCCCATATAAGCCTGCCCCGAAGCGCCCGTTTGGTCAGTCGCGGATCACGAAGCCGATGATGGGTTTGCAGGATGCGGCCGTGCGGGAGTTGGTTCGCCTCGAGGGTCATATGGACGTGTTTTCGTATCCAGAGTTTTGGCTGTTGGGCGCGGACGAGTCGGCGCTGAAGAACGCGGACGGCACCACGAAGTCGATATGGGAGGCCCGGCTGGGCCGCATCAAAGGTTTGCCAGACGACGCAGAGGCTGACCCGCAGAACGCGCGTGCGGACGTTAAGCAGTTCCCCGCAGCCAGCCCTGATGCGCATTGGGAGGACATCAACGGGCTTGCCAAGCTGTTCGCCCGTGAGGCTTCGCTGCCCGATACAGCGGTAGCTATTTCCGGCCTGTCGAATCCCACATCTGCGGAGTCTTACGACGCATCGCAATACGAACTGATAGCCGAGGCTGAGGGTGCCGTCGATGATTTCACACCTGCGCTGCGCAAGTCGTTTATGCGCGCTCTGGCGATGTTGAACAAGATCGCGATAGATGAGATCCCGGCCGAGTGGAAGTCGATCGACGCCCAATGGCGCGATCCGCGCTATCTGTCACGATCTGCGATGGCCGATGCTGGTTTGAAGCAGTACCAGGCCGACCCGTCGCTGCAGGGCACCGAGGTGGGGCTCGAGCTTCTGGGCTTGACCCCACAGCAGGTGCGGCGCGCGCTGGCCGATAAGCGGCTTGCGACCACTACGTCCCTGGTGGAGAAGTTGACAGCGACACCGTTACCGGCCGTACCGGCACCGGCCGTACCCGGCGCCACCGCACAGGTTGGTTAAATGCCTATCGCAGTTGATGAACTACAGCGGGCGTTGGCGGTTCTGGCGGCGCGTTTGGGTACGGATGTTGAGCGGTTACTGAAGCGGACCGGCGCGCTCGATCAGCAGGAGTTGCTGGCGTTCCTGACGGATGCGTATCCGGAGTTGGTGAGACCCTACGAAGCAGCAGCTGGTGAGCTGACGGCGCAGTATTACAGCGAACAGCCGTCCACAACACCGGATTTCAGGGCGGTAGCGGCGGAGGGTGCACCGACTGAGCAGTTGGCCGCGTCTGCCCGTTGGGCTGCACTACAACAGGTTCCTATATCGGCATTGCAGGGCAGTGCGGCGCGGTCGGTGATGAACGCGAGCCGTGACACGGTGCTGGGGAATGTGGCGCGTGAACCGGGTGCACTGTGGGTTCGGCACGCGAGCGCGAACGCGTGCGGTTTCTGCCGGATGCTCGCCACCCGCGGCGCCGTGTATCGGTCGAAAGCATCCGCCGAAAGTGTCGTCGGTCGCAGCATCAACCTGGAGACGAGCGACCGCCGGCAGATCGCCGCTGGTGTGATCACCCGCGAGCAGGCGTTGGCCGACAGATCGAAATACAGGTCTGCGAAGCAGGCCGGCAAGCGCGGCAAGCGGGTCGGTGACGCCCGGGTCGGCGCGTTGCGCGGGACACGCAATATGGGAGACAAGTACCACGACCGTTGCCATTGCATCGCAGTGCCGATACGCCCCGGCGACAGCTACGAGCCACCCGAGTATGTGCAGCAATGGGAGGACGACTACATAGCTGCGGTCAAATCTACGAAGACCGCCGGTAAAACCAAGGGCGATTACGGGGCGATCGACGTAAAAGCAGTATCCCTGGAAATGGACAAGATCGGCGCGAAACGGTTGGCCGCCGAGCAGCACAACGCGAAGGTGGCGCGCTGGCTGGACGCCGAGGACGAGCACCGTCATCGTGTGGAGTATTGGCGCCGCGTAGACGCCGAAGACCTGCATAGAATCCCGCCATCAGAGCGTGTCGAACCGGAGTTGCCGCAGGTCGTCGAGTCGCCCGTTGATCGTGCGGCCCGTGAACTCGAAGAGGCCATCGCAACCGGAGACGACGACCGGATTGGAGCCGCAGCCGATGCGCTCGAGCGGGCCGAGAACGCCGAACGCAAGGCCGCGCAAGCGGCAGAACGCAAGGCGCGGAAAGCCAACGAACAGGCCGACGAGATCGTCGGACTCATCGAGCAGGGATGGGAACCCGCCGAAGCCGAATCGCACATCACCGGCAAATCGGTCGAGTCGATCCGCCGTCGTGACTTCATCACGCAAGCGCGCACCGAAGGGCACACGGGCGCCGGGTTTGACGACCTGATTTCGTCCGTACACAACGAGCGGGTCAACGAGATGTACCTTGCCGCTGAGTCGGCGACCAACGGCTACATGGTGAAACGGGCCTACGAGCTGAAGGTGAGCCCTAAAATGTTGTGGTCGGTCAACGACGCCACGGCCCGCAAGTGGATGTCCGACGAAATGGCAGCGTGGTTCGACGAGAACGGGCGCCTAACCCGACCGATTCTGCGCCAGATGGTGCTGGACGGGTCGTACAGTATCGGCAGGTTCACTTCGCAAGGTCAGGACTATCTGCAATGACGTTCCGGGATGACGCGACGCGCGCGCTGGCCGAGGGCCGCGCCGCGGAAGTCGGCGCGTCCAATCCCTACGCCGGCCAATCGCTGGCGTTGGCGAAGATGTGGCGCCGCGGGTATCAGACCATGCTGACAGAACGGGTTTACAGCTCGCCATCCATGCAGCCGTATCTATCGACCCGCGACGGCGCCAGCGCCCAGTAAAGGCGCAATTCTACAAAGTTTTTCCCCCACGTGGTTCGCACATGGGGTTAGTTTTCACGCCCACGTCCGGCGGTCAACGGGCGGATCCAGGAGGAAAACATTGTCCGAGGCAGCATCCGAGACGGCCACCACCGAAAGCCAGGGCGGAAACAGCACAACCAGCGGAGAAACGCCCGCCGCTACCGAGTTCAAGC